GGTCAGAAGCTCGCCGACAAGGTACACTTCCGCAGGGCCAGCAGGCAGCGGAGATACGAAGAAAGAGAGGGAAGAAGAAATGAAGTTTAAAGTTAGCACAACCGTTACTACTTATGAAGAAGTAATGAAGATCACCTGTGCGCTTGCCGGTATTGTGAACAATATCAATGTAACAGACTGTGAGGGCGAGGAGGACGAAGACGATGTATAAATGCGAGCGTTGCGACTGGACAGGCGAGTCATCAGAGCTCGGGCGCTACATAGAGCATCGCGGCGAGTGTCACGGTGAGTCTGCGTGGGAATTGTTATACTATTGCCCCGAGTGCGGGTATGATGTCGAGAGTATCGACGAAGAGTAAAAAAAGAGCTCCCACGAGGGGAGCAAAACAAAAATCTATACAAGACCAGTATAACACTGGCAAAGGAAAAAGTCAATATGAGTATCAAAGAAAAATTAACTGCCGAGCTGAAAAACGTAAAGCTCGGTAGGCATGAAACAGAAGTAAAAAACGCTGTGCTAAGGACTATCTGCAAGTTCTGTGAGCAGAACGCAGAATTTAAACAAACCATAGAGCAGTCGGAGCTTACCGTATCTGTGCCCGACACTAAGGAAACGTTCAGGGCGTACCTTGCCACTGCTATTGATGCGGCAAAACGGCTCTGCGAGTTTATCGACAATAATTCCGCAGACAGCAATCACGATCTCTTTGTAAGCAAGGCTAAGCAGTTCTTTGAGAAGATGACGGAGGATATAGCATGAGCACATTATACGACATCGATAACCGTCTGTATTCGCTTTTCGATGAAGAAACAGGCGAGATAACAGACCTTGAAGCGTTCGAAAAGATACAGCTTGAGCGTGAGAAGAAAATTGAGAACATCGCCTTATGGGTGAAAAATCTCAAGGCGGATGTAATGGCTCTAAAAGCCGAAAAACAGGCTTTTGCCGACAGACAAAAGGCGGCGGAGAAGAAGATAGATTCTCTGCGCAAGTTGATCTCTGACGCTTTGGGCGGTCAGCCGCTTGAAACGCCTCGTGTCAAGCTGTCCTTCCGCAAAAGTGCAGAAGTGCAGATAGACGATATAGACGAGCTGCCCGATGAGTATTTGCGTTACAAAGAGCCTGAGCCGAATAAGACGGCTATCAAAGAAGCGATAAAAAGCGGAAAGGAGGTAGCAGGCGCACATCTTGAGGATACACTCAGCCTGCAGATAAAGTAATGGGCATACCGGTTTTAATTGTAGGACGGAGCGGCAGCGGAAAAAGCACATCGCTCCGGCACTGCCAGGACTTCGCCGTGTTTAACGTTATCGGCAAACCGTTACCGTTCAGGAATCCGCCTAAGACGTTAAACACCGACGATTACAGCAAAATAATCAACGGGCTGTATAAATGCAAAGCTAAATCAATAGCGATAGACGACGCAGGTTATCTGATGACTAATCAGTTTATGCGAGGGCATTCGTCAACGGGAGCAGGCAATCAGATATACAGCTTTTACAACAGCGTTGCAGATCAGTTCTGGGGGCTACTTGAGCATATAAAAGCACTCCCGCCCGACAAGATAGTTTACGTTATGATGCACACCGACTTTGATGATAACGGCAACATGAAGCCTAAGACTATCGGCAATCTGCTTGACGAAAAGGTTTGCATAGAGGGAATGTGTACGGTAGTGCTCAGAAGCGTTTACGATAACGGCAGATACGTTTTCCTTACGAATAAGGAGGACGATACAGCACTTGAAAAAACGCCTATAGATATGTTCGCAGATACAGCTATAGACAACGACTTAAAGATGGTAGACAACACCATCCGAGAATATTTCAACATAACGGAGGATAAAGAAAATGATTGAACCTAAAGGTTATAATGATGTACAGGAATTTGGCGAATATGAAAAGCTCGCTCCGGGCGGTCACGTAATGAAGATACTCAAGGTCGAGGAAACGACCTCAAGAAACGGCGATGATATGATAAAAATCTATCTCGACACAGATAAAACGGACAAACAGCCGGGCTTCTTCAAGAAGCGTTTTGACAACGATACAAGAGAAAACAAGAAGTGGGGCTGTATAGTAAATCAGCTTGTTCTCGACACCAAGACAGGACTTGCGAGTAGAGGCTTAAAGACGTTCCATACCTGCGTTGAGAAGTCAAACAGCAGTAGCTTCAAGCTCGTGTGGGGCGACAGGTACGCCGACAACTTCAAGGGTAAGCTCGTCGGCGGATTATTCCGCAACGAGGAATATCAGAAGCAGGACGGCACTACCGGTTGGGCTGTAAAGCTCATGGCGTTCCACTCGGTCGGTGCTGTGCTTGAGGGCTTAAAAGCGCCTGACGATAAGCCACTTGATCAGGGCAACGCTATGGGTAACTTCGGCAGTGTGATAGCACCACCGCCTGAAGCACCCGCACCTACAGACGAAGATTATCCATTCTAAGATACAAGAGAGGTAAAAGCCAATGGCAACAGAAGATATTGAAAAATTAAAGCCGGTCGAGGAATTTACGAAAGAAGATTTCCTCACTGGACTTGCGCCATATCAGTATTGCTGTGCTTTTCTTGACGATCCTTTTGAGTTTGAACGCGCAAAGGCAAGAGTGACCGAGCGGGCGGCAGAGCTTAAAATCAGAAGCTTTATGACCCTGCTCGGCAACTACTGCCGAAAGTACGAGAAAAATCTTTCGGAGACTTTTACAGCCACGAACTTCCCGCTCCAACCGGTTCAGCTCATCTGCGGTAACTATATTTGCGACTACACTGGAGTATCGCTTGACGGCGAAATTGTATGCTCGCACCCAATAATGCCGATAATGCGACTTTGCAATATTGACACGGGTGTCGAGAAGATAAAAATAGCCTACTCGAGAGGCGGAAAAGCGTTCCGATATCTGATCGTCGATCGCAAGACGATATCATCGGCAAATAAAATCGTTGACCTGTCGGATAGCGGTATAGCGGTGACAAGCGAAAGCGCAAAAGCGCTTGTAAAATATTTTGCAAAAATTGAACAGCTTAACCCTGAGCTGCTTCCCGAAACCGAATGCGTTACTCGCATGGGCTGGATAGCGCAGGCAGATGAACAACTTGATTTTGCACCGTATATTGATAGCATAGCGTTTGACGGCGAAGCAGAGTATAAGAAGCACTATGACAGCGTGAAGACAGCGGGAGATGTCCGCAAGTGGTATGAGGTGATATATCATAATATCCGCTTGAAGTCGGTAGCAGCGAGAATGGTCTTTGCTTCCTCCCTTGCGTCTGTACTTGTAAAGCCGCTCGGCTGTAACTGCTTCTGGGTGCATTTATGGGGCGAGACGGAAAGCGCAAAGACAGTTCTTGCGATGACAGCAGCTAGTATATGGGGTAATCCTGAAATCGGCGATTATATTATGACTTTTAACGCCACAATGGTAGGTATGGAAAAAACGGCGGCATTTTATAATAATTTGCCGTACATACTTGATGAGCTACAGATCATCAACGACAAGCGCGATCTGGATAATCTGATATATATGCTGACTGAGGGCTCAGGCAGGAGCAGAGGTAACAAACTCGGCGGACTTGACGCAGTTCCAAAATGGAAAAACGCAGTAATAACAACAGGCGAACGTCCGATTACAACAGCACGCTCCGGCGGCGGATCTGTTAACAGAGTTATCGAGATCGAGTGTAAAGAAAAGTTCTTTGATGATCCCAGATACGTTGCAAATACGGTAAAAGCAAACTACGGATTTTTCGGCAAGATGTTTGTGCAGAAGCTGATAAAAGACGGCTTTGGACACGCTGAGGAGCTGTTTGACAGCTATCAGAAAAAGCTGATATCAGAGTACGATATAATGCAGAAACAGGCACAGAGTGCCGCTCTGATACTCACAGCGGACACGCTGATGTGCGAAATGCTCGGCATAGAAGAAACGGCACTGAAAACGGAAGAAGTAGCCGAATTTTTAAAGACAAAGGCTTCCGTAAGCGTCAATCCGAGAGCGTATGAGTATATATGCAGTTTTGTTGCACTTAACTCAACGCGTTTCATATTCAATCCGGACAAGCCTATCGATCAGTGGGGAGTGCTTTCAGGAGACAGACGCACGGCGTATATAGCGGCGTCGGTATTCCGCAAGGCGTGCGAAGATGAGGGTTATAATTCTCAAGCGTTACTGTCATACTTGCGTGATAATCGCCTTATAGAAACGGATAAAGCAGGCAAAAACACTGTAAACAAGCGGATTAACGGCTTGTGCACACGGTGCGTGCACTTGACACTTCCGTCGGAAGACGACGCAAAATACGACGATATAGATTTTTAAATTGTTACACGCGATACACCAAAGTTACATGTCCTATGTAACGGCTAGATTGGCTCTGTTAGCGGTTTCGCAAGCGCTGTTACACAAGTTACACCTTTTTCGGATATAACGTTATATTCTGTATAAACAAATTTATCATTGTATTTATATAGATTTTTTTCTATAGAGAAATGCGTTTTTAGGTGTAACGGTGTAACATAGTCGCTCAATCGCAGTCGCAGAGCGGTTTTACGCAGTTACATTCTGAGTGTAACAACTGTGTAACGAGTGTAACACGGAAAGGAGGACAGCACGCAGATATATGCAACTATATGACTATCAAAGCGACCTGATAGATAATTTATCGCGCTCTTGGCGTGAGGGTTATAAGCGTCCGTGTATCGTCCTTCCATGCGGAGGCGGCAAATCGGTCATAGCGTCAGAAATTGCGAAACGTACAACGGATAATCATAATCGTGTCCTGTTTATGGTACACAGACAGGAATTGTGCGATCAGATATATAGCACGTTTAACGGATACGGCGTTGATATGGATCTATGCTCTGTCAACATGGTACAGACTATATCACGGCATCTGCAGGACACGGAACAACCGACACTGATTATTACAGACGAAAATCATCACTGTGTTGCGAGTACATATCGCAAGGTGTATGAAGCGTTTCCGAAAGCGTACTGCGTGGGGCTGACAGCGACACCGGTACGAATTAACGGCGGTGGGCTTGGAGAGATAAACGACAAGCTCATCGAAGGTCCTACAGCAAAGTGGTTGATAGAAAATAACAGGCTTGCGCCGTATCAGTATTATGCTCCTGCACTTGCTGACTGCTCACGTCTGAAATCACGATGCGGTGATTATTCGGCGGAAGACGTTGAACTGATGATGAATAAACCTAAGATATACGGCGATGTTATAAAGTTTTACAAGCAGTTATCGGACGGCGGTAAGGCAGTATGCTATTGCGCAACGATAAAACACAGCACAGCAATGGCACAGCAGTTTTGCGACGCAGGTATACCGGCACGGCATATTGACGGTAGCACGCCTAAAGCAGAGCGTGCACAGGTAATATCAGACTTCAGGACAGGCAAGATTAAGATACTCTGTAACGTTGATCTTATATCTGAGGGCTTTGATGTTCCAGACTGCTCGGTGTCTATACTTCTCAGACCTACAAAATCATTAACTCTGTATATACAGCAGTCTATGCGCTGTATGCGGTATCAGCCGGGTAAGACAGCTATCATCATAGATCATGTCGGAAACGTACACAGACACGGGCTACCGGACGCAGAACGCAAGTGGACGCTTGAACCGAAAGCGCCGACGAAAAAGCAAGCGCAAGCGGAGATCAAGATAAAGCAATGTCCTGAGTGCTATTTTACTCACGAGCCTGCCGATGTCTGCCCGAACTGCGGGCATGTCTACGAAAAAACACAGCGAGAAATCAAGGAACAGCAGGAAGCAAAGCTGATTATGATTACGAGTGAGTATCAAGACGTTACTCAGTGCAGAAGTATTCAAGAGTTATATGCATATGCAAAACTCAAAGGGTACAAGCCCGGTTATGCGTATGTTAAAGCTAAGGAGTGGGGTTGGTTCAGATAAGAGAAATTGACATACAAAACAGCATACGCCTTGCGTTAAGCGAAAAGTGCGTTATATTCCGTGCAAATGTTGGCGTATTCAGCACAGCGGACGGAAGAACGGTATCGACAGGACTTCCGAAAGGATTTTCGGATCTATTCGGGTATCGAAAGTCTGATTGCAAGGCGGTGTTTATCGAAGTGAAAACGGCAACAGGCAAGGTAAGACCTCAGCAGGAGCAGTTTCTGAACGCTATGAAAGGCTACGGAGCTATCGCAGGGGTATGCAGATCAGCGGAGGAGGCGCTTAAACTGATTGATGACAGCTGATGAGATAATCGAGCTTGCAAAGCACAATACACCGCTCCCGGATGATGCAACGCTTGCGGAGGGGTTATTGTATAAATCAATGCGTCTGACGTATGCGGCATTTCGTGAGGGCGAGATAACAAAGAAACAGGGCGCACAAGAGCGCAAGCAGGCAGTAAAACAGTTTGACAAGTACCAGCTGTATGAAAAAGTGTACAGAAACAACGCTAAGCGTGGCAAAGCAATAGGCGAGTTACTATGCGATGTAAACAAGCGCGGCTGTGAACTGTGCAAAAGGATAGCTAAAATATATGACGGAAGAGAGGCGCTTAAGGATGAACGGAGAGAAGATTAATCATCCCGAACACTACAAAGGCAATAAGTATGAAGCAATAGATATCATTGATGACTATCAGCTTGGCTTTAATCTTGGCAATGCCGTCAAGTACATACTCCGAGCAGGCAAGAAAGGCGATGCCGCCGAAGACTTGAAGAAGGCTAAGTGATACATCGAACACGAGATATGCAAGCTGATGAACGAGCAGGAGGAGAGAAAAGAGAAACGCTCTAAGCGTTGCTCCGAGTGCAAATGGTACAAAACAAATGATTGCACGATGGCTTACTGGGTATGTCAGGGCACGGACATACGCAATTGTACTTGCTGTATGTGGGAGGCGAAAAAATGAAATCACATATTGCAGGAAGCAGTCTTACAAGCAAGGCAAGCCTTGAAGACGCAATAAAGCACGGCGAAATGCAGGAGTTATTTGCATTATATCGTATCTGCATTGCCATTGCCGCTAACGAAGCGTTTGGCTTCGGCAACGACCGTTTGAAGAAACTGTTTGATGCAACAGACGAGGCTATGCAGGTATTTGATGATTACGCAGGCTGTATAGGTGTAAGCAAAGCGAGAGGGTATCTCGATATGGATACAGGCGTTACAAAGCTGTTACAGATAGCAGAGAGCAGAAATATAGATCTTGCGTACATCACAGGTATACGGATTATGGAGGTATAGAAGATGGAAAAGTTTGATAAGTTGAACATCGAAACGCTTGGTAAAATTATTGATCAGTTTTTGACCGAAAATGAAGTAAATATGCTGATAACGCTTCCGAAAGGATCTTTAGATGCGCAGATACAAGAAAATATAAAACTTGGAAGCGTAGTACGGTTTTATATTTTTCTGAACTGCATAAAGCCGATAGTTGATGAATTTGCAAAAGAAGCAGAAATCGACAAAACGTCTGCGGAATGGGAAGAAATTGTCGATACATATCTTGCTATGATCAAGAAAGAAATAATTGGTGGTGATACATTATGAGGCAAAAACTAATGAGTAAGATAGCAATGGAAACCTTGTCTGTCGTGAATATGGAGGAGGTTGAAAATGGCAGAATATATTAAGCGTGAAGTTTTGTCTGAAATTATGAACGATATAGCAGAAGATGAAACTTGCCCTATGAATATTGCAGCAGATATTTATCAAGCTGTAGATTGCATATCTACGGCAGATGTCGAGCCAGTAAGGCACGGACACTGGGAAGAGGCTATTCGCGCAAGAAGGTCAATAGCGGGGAAATTTGAGGATTCCAGATGTTACGAATGTTCGGCTTGCAGTAAGAGTAGTTTTTATAAAACTGATTACTGCCCTAACTGCGGGGCAAAGATGGCAGAGGAGGGGCAAAATGAAAACAGTAACACTAATACTACCCGATTATTATGATGAAGCGATAACGGTTACCGCTGTCGGTCAGCGGAAAATTGATAAAAATCGCACAGTGGTAAATATTCATACTGCAACAGAGCGTGTTGAAAACGGACAGATTATCGATTTGAAGGAAACCTTTATCGGCAAGGAGAATGCTAATGACCGCTAAAGAATACCTATCACGCTATCACTTTATCAACATACGCATAAATCAAAAGATAGATCAGCAACGACAGCTTCGGGAGCTTGCAACGAACATATCGCCGTCATCGGGCGGAGGACACAGCAGCGGGGTATCTGACAAGGTGGGTACGGCTGTTGCAAAAATTGCAACACTGGAGCAGGAGATAAACACAGAGATAGATGAGCTTATCCGTGTTAAAGCAGAGATAGAGCATACTATATCGGCAGTGACTGACGAGCGGTTAAGGCTGATACTGATAGCACGGTACATAAACTGTAAGACATTTGAGTATATTGCCTGTGAGATGCATTACTCATATAAGCAGATATGCCGACTTCACGGTAAAGCACTTCTGAGGGTGCAAGATGTCCTTGAATGTCCTATTGCATCTGTGGTATGATTACGATAGAAAAGAAGCGAAAGCGTAGTGACCGAGGAGCGGCTAATAAGTCGCCAGGTCACCTTTTCTGTCAATTATGCGTACAAGAGTATCCATTGGATCTCCTTTTTCTTAGTCAAGCCGTCCGTTCTTCTGATTCTTTCGTGCGGACGGTGACGAATACTTCAAGCACTCTGCAAAGGGTGCTTTTCTTATATCATAAATTATGTTAAAAGCATGTTCAAGATGTGGCAAGATCCACAAGCCCGGAGAATGCACAGCCGGGATAAAATACACACAGAAGATACGGGACAGCGAAGCCGACAGGTTTCGTAACCGCAAGATATGGCGCAGAAAAGCCGATGAAATACTTGAGCGTGACGGTCATTGCTGCAGGGTGTGCCTGTCGGCAGGCGTTATCAACAGCACAGACCTGTCTGTGCATCATATCGTGCCGCTAAAGGCCGATTATGACCGCAGGCTTGATAACGACAACCTTATAACGCTGTGCCGCTATCATCACGAGGCGGCGGAACGTGGACATATCAGCAGGCAGGAACTGGCAACTATGACTTGTACCGTCGATTTTTCGCACCACAACATATAGTAGTACAACGCTATACACCACAATATATAGTGTACCCCCCTACCCTTGCGATTCCGAAGGGGTCCCGGTCTGACATCTGACCGCCACCTCTTTACACGATATATTCCCGATATGACTTTGAGAGGAGTGAGTATATGCCCAGAGGAGCAAAAACAATAGAAAACTGTGCGGGACACAGGACAAAGAAAGAAAAAGAAGCCCGTGAGAAAGCTGAAGCGGCTATGCTCACAGGGCAGAGGTGCTTCGAGCGTGACTGTGTAAAGGCTGATCTGGTAGCGCACAAGGAGTACCTGCGGCTGACAAAACTGCTCAGCACGATACAGAAGAATGATGCGCTGTATGGTGCAAGCATCAACAGATATTGCGAGCTGTACAGCGAAGTAAACGCTGTCAAAGCGGACTCAGTAACACAGAGAGCAGTGCTGTCAAAGATTGAGATAGCTTTTAATAATTTATCGGATGAGGAAATAACAGGCGATGAGCTGATGAAGTTTACAAAACTGATGTCCGGAACTCTTGCCAAGATAGCCGACCTTGATAAGATAATAATGCAAAAGCGAAAAATGATGAGCGACATTGAAAAGGAAAACGGCTGGACGGTACTTTCCGCTATCAGAGCAATACCGAAGCAGGCAGAAAATTCCGAAGATGACGTTTTAATGAAGATATTACAGGGAGGTGAGAGCAATGAAGTTGTTTGATAAGATATTCAGACGTGAAACTGAAGGCACAGACATTGAAGTTGCTTTCGGGCTTAAGCAGATAAGCGATATAACACGAGAACAGGCACTTGAGATCCCTGCGGTTTCAGCGGCTGTTAATTTTATAGCCGGCACAATAGCAAGCCTGCCGATAAGGCTGTATAACAGCAACGATGAAGATCAGACGGCGGCGGAAATCACTGAGGATAACCGCCTGTATCTGCTGAACGAAGAATCCGGCGATACTCTGAACCCGACAGAAATAAAGCGTGCGGTTATCCGTGATATGCTCCTTGACGGAACGGGATATATGCACATAGAGCGGAGCGGAAACGAGGTATCGGCTCTCAGATATGTCCGTGACAGTGCTGTAAGCGTGGAGAAAAATTCGGATGCAATCTATAAGACGCTCCGTATGCTCGTTGACGGCAGAGGGTACAACCCTTGGGATTTTGTCATTCTCAGCCGTAACAGCGTTGACGGCGGAAAGGGAGTAAGCATACTTGCCGAGAATCCCACGCTCTTGACATCAAGCTATATGCTTTTACAGCTTGAAAAGGCGATGAGCCGCAGAGGCGGTAACAAGAAGGGCTTTCTGCGCACAGAGCACAGAGTAGACGAGCCAGCGATGCAGGCTATCCGTGAGGCGTGGAAAAAGCTGTACAGCAACAACGGTGACGGTATGATGATACTGCAGAACGGGCTCGACTTCAAGGAAAGCAGCTCCACCGCCGTTGAAATGCAGTTAAACCAGAACAAGGTGACGAATGCCGAGCAGATAGCAATGCTGTTTGGCTTATCTCCCGATGTGCTGTCGGGCAGAGCAGACGACAGAACGTACATAAACAGCATAAGGACAGCCGTACTGCCTGTTGTATCTGCGTTTGAAATGGCGCTCAACAGGGCGTTATTGCTTGAAAAAGAGAAGCATAGCAAGTATTTTATCATAGATACTTCTGAACTGCTCAAGGCTGATATTCTGACACGCTATCAGGCGTATCAGATAGGTCTTGCGGCAAACTTCTTACAGCCGGATGAAATACGCTTCAAGGAAAATCTTGCTCCACTCGGACTTGATTTTATTAAGCTCGGTCTTAACGATGTGCTTTATGATCCTAAAACAAAGCAGATATACACGCCGAATACCAACAGCCACGCTAAAATTGACGATGCGGGCTTGCAAAGCGGCAAAGAGGGTGGTATAATACAGGCAAGACAATATTTGCAGAACCCTATAACAGGAAAATTAATGGGAAGCACGAGTGACGGTGCAATCAAATCCGTTACGGTCAACGATGACGGTACAGTGACTACGGTTCATAAAGCACAGGCTAAAACAAAATATGCGCCGTCACCGCAGAGAAATCACAGCGGTATAAAAGTGGGAGCAAAAACTTACAGTAAACTATGTGGAGAGTTTAATACCATTTATCCGAGTAGCAAAAAAGGAGAAAGTGGATATATAAGTAAAGGCAAGTATCGTTATAAAGCAGAATCAGACGGAGAGGGCGGCATAATTATACGAAAGAAATGGAGGCAGAATTAGTTATGAAAAAAGAAGAACTGTACGGAAAATATCAATCAGAATATCAAAAACGTATTATAGAACGTTTTGCAGATACAATTTCTGAATATATATACCCGCCAAACGATGACGTTTCACGTAAAAATTATGATGTATATATGAGTTTTATCTGCCTTCTTGAAGCCCCAGAGCAGTATCAGACGGCAGATAAAGTCATAGATTATTTAGAAAAAAATCCGAAAGCAACAGTCGAAGATACGTGCAAGTATTTTGACGAGATAACACCGGACGGCTTACCTCCCTGCGCTTCTGAATGGGAAGATGACGAGGACGAAGAATGAAACTGAATTATGATTGCGTCCGCAGTGTACTGCTTACTGTTGAGAAAAGCAAGACGATTGACGAGGAGCTTAATATAAATCCGCTGACGGTTGAAACGATATTTGAACAACTCCCCAAGTATGAAGATAGCGAAATTCTTTATACGATAGAGAAGCTGAAAGAAGCCGGATATATAAATGCCACTCTTCAATTTGCGGCAGGACATTTTATAGACGGCGCTGTAAGCAGTATCACATACAGTGGGCACGAGTATCTTGACAATATCCGTGAGCCGGAAGTGTGGAGAAAGGTAAAGGCAATGCTGAAAAATGCAGGTGCTACCACACTCCCGCTTATTTCGCAGGCGGCACAAATGCTAATTGGTAGCCAGCTGACTGTAAATTGAATATGACGACCGCTCTTTAAGGGCGGTTTTCTTATACCCGTGTGCAATCGATTGCACAAAACTTAATAATTTTACCGTTCCGAAAGGAGCGGTATTTTTATACCCACAACACAGAAAGGAGTGATAAAAATGAAAATCGAAATACGTTCCGCTGATCTTATGCACATCAGCGGATATGTAAACGCTGTAGAGCGTGACAGTAAGCGGCTTCCTGCATCGATGGCACCGGGTATGACGAAGCCGTTTGTTGAACGTATCGTAAGCGGTACATTTGCAAAAAGCCTTAAAGAACACCCAAAGGTCGAGCTGAGGTTCAATCACAGTAAGGTGCTTGACACCACAGACGGCACACTGAAACTGCATGAGGACAGCATAGGACTTCATGCAGAAGCCGACATCACCGACAGAGAGGTAATCGCAGAGGCAAGAGCAGGACGTCTGACAGGCTGGAGCTTCGGTTTTTCGGGGGCGCAGGCGCACGTTGAGCCGTGTGACGAGGGAGTACAGCGCAGAATGATAACGGGACTGACACTGCACGAGGTGTCTATCCTCAACCGAAGTCCCGCATACATCGCCACGTCAATAGAAACGAGGGGCGAAGAAACGACCGTGACGGAACAGCGCAGTGCCGAAAACGATACGGTCGAGGTAACAGATGAAATCCGGGAATTTATCCCCGATTACAGCAAGGAAATAGAAATTTTACAGCTTATGTCGGATTACTCCGACGGAAAGGAAACAGTATGAATTTAAAAGCACTCATCGAAAAGAGAAACGCACTTCTCGCAGATATGAAGTCACTTTGCGAAAAGGCAACGACGGAAACAAGAGCGATGACAGCGGAGGAACAGTCAGACTACGATGCTAAGAAGACAGAAGTCGAGGCGCTGAACAAGACAATCCGCTCTATCGAGGAGCAGAACGCTCTTGATCTCAGCTCTGCAAAGTCAGACGGCACAGCAACCGACAAGGAGCAGGCAGAAACAAGAGCCTTTGAAAGCTATCTGAGAACAGGTCAGATAGTCGAAACAAGAGAAGATGTCAATCTGACAAAGGGCGATAACGGCGCAGTCATCCCTGCGACTATCGCAAACAAGATAATCCGTAAGGTTATCGACATCTGCCCTATCTATCAGATGGCAACAAGATACACGCTCGGCGGCACTCTCTCGATCCCCTATTATGACGAAGAAACGCAGGCTATCTCAATGGCGTATGCCACAGAGTTTACGGACCTTGCAAGCACATCGGGCAAGTTCCTCAGCATCGAGCTTAAGGGCTATCTTGCAGGTGCGCTCTCTAAGGTTTCAAGAAGCCTTATCAACAATTCGCGGTTTGACATCGTTTCTTACGTTATAAACGAGGTTTCGATTGCGGCGGCAAAGTGGATTGAAAACCAGCTTATCAACGGCACAGCAAGCAAGATAGACGGTCTTGCCGCAGGTGTTACACAGGTGGTAACGACCGCATCGGCGACAGCTATCACGGCAGACGAGCTTATCGACCTGCAGGAAACAATCCCTGACGTATATCAGGATAACGCCTGCTGGATCATGAATAAGGTTACAAGAACCGCTATAAGAAAGCTCAAGGACAACGAGGGCAGATATATCCTCAATCCCGATGCAACGGCAAAGTGGGGCTATACGCTGTTCGGCAAGCCTGTATACACAACTGACAGCGTATCGACTATTGCTTCTGAAAAGACAGCTATCTACTACGGCGATATGAGCGGCCTTGCCGTTAAGACTTCCGAAGACGTGTCTATCCAGATACTCAACGAAAAGTACGCAACACAGCACGCTGTCGGCGTTATTGCCTGGGTGGAGATTGACGCAAAGGTCGAGAATGCACAGAAGATAGCCGCTCTTAAGATGAAGAAGGCAGGAGGCTAATAACCTATGACAGTAAAGGCAACAACCAACTTTTCAGGCACCGTCAGTATGGCAAAGGGCGAGGAGCGTGAGCTCCCTGCCGGTCCTGTGCTGAACGACCTGCTCTCCTGCGGGTACATAGTGCCTGTGGACAAGGAGGAGAAAAGTGAAGCTAAGCGAGGTAACAAACGCAAAGATTAAAGCATTCTGCGGTGTCAGCGATGACGAGGACGGAATGCTTGAAATCTGTGCCGGAGCGGCGAAATCCTATATCAAGGGCTATACGGGGCTTGACGATGCGAAAATAGACGAATATGAAGACATCACGGTGGCTTACTTAGTGCTTATAAACGATATGTATTCCTCCCGTGACTTCTCGTCCGACAGAGCGTCACAGAACCCCGTGACTGCTCAGATACTCGCCCTGCACAGCATAAATCTGCTGAACGGAGTGAATGAGAATGACATTTAACAGAAAAATCACACTCATATCCTCCGAGCAGAAAAACGGCTCGCAGGGCAAAGCGGACAGGGCGGTAAAGGCCGTATACGCAAAGGTTTCCGAGCCTGGCGTAACGGCAAAATATGCCGCCGAAACGGCAGGGTACAAGTCGGAGCTTACGGTGTATATGTGGAGACGTGAATACAGCGGTCAGTCGGTCGTACAGATTGATGGCAAGCGGTATCACGTCGAAACAACCGGAGCGGCCGACAGCGACCTGCATATAAAGCTGATACTGGCGAGAGGAGGCTGACAATGATAACAGAAAAGATTGATTCGGCACTCTCGGCGGTATTCGAGCATTTTTACAGCTATATGCCCGAATTTGAGGACGGCGAAGAGCCGGAGAAGTATGCGGTGTACAATTTATCGTACAAGGATACGTTTTTCAGCTCCGGCAAGGCAAATATACGGCAGTATGCGTTGTCTGTGAGCGTTTTCTCACCGCAGGCAGACGCAGAGCTGTACGACAAAGCACAGACGGCGATAGAGAATGTAGGCGGTATATTTACCGGCACTACCGATCTGTCGCAGTTTGATGTTTATCCCAACAGAAAAATTTTAGTCATGGAGTTTACGCTCTATGAGGAAAGGACATAACTATGGCAAAAGTAACACAGGGTACAGATCGTAAGTCGGCTGTATGCACCAAGCGTTTTGCGTATGCACCGCTGACAACGGATAACGCCGATACACTGGCATACGGTGATGTGACCGAGATTAAGGACATACTTATCACAACAAAATACACTCCTAAGATGAACAGCGCATCGCAGTATGCAAGCGGCGTTGAGGTTGACAGCTATGTAGCTAAGGCAGGCGGTACGCTTGACGTAACAATTGTGAACACAAACTCCGCTGACGAGGTAGCACTTTTCGGTGCAAAGGTGAACACGGCAACGGGAGTGCTTGAAAGCGGTAAGGATGATGTTGTACCCGATGTAATGTGCATCTACAGCACTATGACTTCGGACGGAAAAATAAACCTGTATAAGTTCCCCAAGTGCAAGTTCACTTCACAGGGCGAGAACGTACAGACGACCGATGAGAACGGCGTAACATTCAACAGCCTTGCACTGCAGGCAAACTACAAGGCGCTTATCAACACCGGCGTTGATATGTACTGTGTAAAGGGACTTGACCCCGTTACAGACAAGACAACCATTGACGCATGGTTTGCGACCGCTTCGGGCGTTATCGTGGCAGAAGCGTAAAAAAAGTACAGATATGACGGGGCGGGAAACTGCCCCGAAAATTATCTACAGGTGAAAAATGGAGCTGATATTAAGATACATAGAACTGCTTGAATTGTGTCGCAGTGAACTTTACGATCCGTTCCTTGCGGATATAGAGGAAAGATGCCTTGAAGAGATAGGAATACTGCTAAGACATAATGAAAACCACGACCCTGTAACAGGTCGTTTTACATTTGGAAAGCAGTATATTGATGTTACAGAGGAATATAAAAACAGAGCCACTCCGGAAGAGGGCTCATTAACGTATGATGATAGTTACAATTCTAAGGCACATAAGGAAGAAATCGCTTTTGCACAGTGGTTACATAATAAAATGGGCGGAGATATACATTTGTTGAACGAGCAAAATCAAAACCATGTGAAAACACCCGATTATATATGGAATTCTAAACTTTGGGATTTGAAAACTATTTCGTCCGAAAAAGCCGCTAACAGCGCTTTGCGAAAAGGCATAAATCAAATATCGGGAAATCCCGGAGGAGTAATGCTTGACTGCAGAAAGTTTAACGTTGGAGAAAAAACGTTGCTCAACGTTATTGAAAAGCGAATGAAATGGCACAGAGATATAGAGGTAGATATAATGATTGTAAAATCTGAGAGCGATATAAGAGTAATCAGGTATAAGCAGATATAAAAAAAAGAGATGCCCCCCCGCCAAAATAGCAGAGGTTCATCTCTCCTTCATAGACATTACATCTACTATCAATATTATATCTCAATACAGCAAAAATGTCAATAGTCATTTATAAGATTATAGGAGAAAATGCAATGTTCGCAGAACTTTTAAACAAGAAAATTTACATCACAGATACTTTATATCTGCGATATGACATAAAAGCGTTTATAGAAGCGGAAGAAAAGGGCATCAGCCCGTTTGAGCTTACCTTCCCTCTACCGCTTGACTACATCAGAGCGGGGCTACGGTGTTGCTTTGATGAACTGGGAGCCGACCCTGTAAAGCGTTCCGAGATAGTGGCATATATGATAAAGGAATTGTCGCAGGAATACTTGCAGGACAGGGTGCTTGCCGCAACGACCGCCGCACTTCCTGCGCCAATAGTGGGAAGCAAGCCGACAGAAGAAAAGCCCGACTTCAAGAAGCTCCGCAGTCTGTTTATAGATATTATGGGACGGACTGAGGAAGAATTCACATATTCCACGCTGTACGAAATAACGGACAGATGGAACGACTACGCAACGTTTATGGGGTACAAAGCCCCGACAGAGAGGTTTGTACAGTATGACGATTAAAGACAGCCGTGCGTACAAATACGCCGTGTGGGCATCGCAGGACAGCTCCGGTAAGGTCGGAAGATACGTCAGAAAACAGTGCGCCGAATGGCTTAAAGCTGTCGATGACGGTTATGTAGATGCTCAGGAATGGAACAAGATAACCGCACTGCTCAAAGCCATACAGCACCCGGACTTAGGCCGTGATATGTACTCATCGCTTGAAGATTACAGCCTGCTTTTTATCTATGCGGTGCTTTGCACGAAAACAGACGGAAAGCTGTATTACAGCACGGGACTGCTTGAAATCGCCCGAAAGAACTACAAGACGTTCACAGCGGCGGTAATATTCATCATCGGTATGCTGACGCTGCCCCGATTTTCCCGTCTGTTCTCTGTAGCTCCCGACTTAAAGCTGTCGAGCGAACTTAAGGTTGCTATCAAGAAAATTATAAAATCCTCTCCGCTGCTTGAAAAGCATTTCAAGATTATGCGGTCTGAAATACGCTGTCTGATGTGTGATACGGAGTACACTCCGCTTGCGTATAGTAAGGATAAGCTGGACGGTAAGCTGGCTCACTTGTTTCTTGCCGATGAGGTCGGAGCAATGGACGGCTATCCGGTTGAAGCAATGAGATCATCGCAGATTACACTTAAGAGCAAGCTCGGAATACTTATTTCCACACAGTACCCGAATGATGATAACGGCTTGAAAGACGAAATTGACATAGCCAAGAAACAGCTTGACGGGGTGTACAGCTCCGGCAAGAAATATTTTGCACTGCTGTATGAGCCGGATATTGAGCTTGTACCTGACTGGAAGACGAACGACAGCGTGCTGTACCAGTCAAACCCTGTAGCTGTTGATAATGCGGACTTGTTCTCGGAACTGAAAGACAACCGCCAGCTTGCTGTGCTGTATGAAAACAAGCGTGAGAACTTCCTCTGCAAGCACTGTAATATTCAGTACAAGGGCGTAGGCAGTGAGGGCTATGTTGACCTTATATCCGTACAGAACTGCTCTGAGGACGTGCCGGACGAATTCTGGCGGGGTAAGATAGTCTATCTCGGACTTGACCTCTCTCAGACTGAGGATAACACGGCGCTCGCTATGATATGCTATCACGAGGGCAAGATATATGTTAAAGTGGTAGCGTTTGTTCCTGCCGAAAAGGTAGAGGAAAAATCGGTAAAGGAACACGTTAATTACAAGACACATATTGCAAACGGTGATTGCTTTGCGTGCGGCGATTACATCATAGATTACGGCTTTGTCGAGAATTACATACTGACGCTGAAAGAAAAGTACGGCGTTATAATAGCTCAGCTCGGCTTCGACCGCTGGAACGCACTCTCAACGGTGCAGAAGCTCGAAAGCGCAGATGATCCGATAGAGTGCGTAGAGATACGACAGCATTCAAGCGTGCTTCACGCTCCGACAAAGTGGCTCAAGGAGCAGATACTCACGGGAAATATAGTGTTTGCAAAGAATGAACTGCTTGAGATAAATTTCAGCAACGCCCGCTGTACAGAGGACACGAATTTAAATAAATACGTTAATAAAAAGCGTTCTGCAGGCAAGGTCGATATGGTGGTGTCGCTGATAAATGCGGTGTATCTGCTTCAGCAGGAGATACTCAACGGCGATTGCGGCGTGTTTGTGCAGTATTGACAATATTGTCTGTTCGCGGTATAATGTAGGTAGAAAAGGAGGAAATACTATGGACTTGTTTTCGGGAATATTAATAATGACAGTTGTCGGTAGCGTAATTGGCGGATTGCTCGGTCCTATTGTTGAAACTGTAAAAGAACATAAAGCAAAAAAGCAGGCTTTTGAAAATGTTACAAGCGGACTGACCGAATATGATACGTTTTTCACGAAAGTAGCCGGCGTAACGCACAACGGCATACAGCTTATATTGCCAAAATTAAAAAGTGGTTTACCCTTGTGCTTTATCAGGGAAGCAGATAATCCTTATGACAATAATGCTATAAGAGTAGAGTGCAACGGCAGAAAAATCGGATATTTGCGAGCTGAGCTGGCGGCTGATTTAGCGCCTATTGTAGATAATGGCGGTGCGATAACAGGCACTATTGCAAAAATAACGGGCGGCGACGGCGCATCGTATGGCTGTAATATAGAAATTACAGTATGGACAAAACTTTAAGATTAAGCACATCTGAGAGGGTGTGCTTTTCTTATGCAAAAAAAAATTTTAAAAACCTCTTGACTTTTGCGTACGCAAATGTTATAATAATGACAGTGGAAATAGAAAGCCACAAATAACGGGGCAAGCCGAGAAAGGAGAAACAAATGGACGAAATGAACGATACCGTAAGACTTGTGATTAAAGCAATAATCCAGATAATCAAAGACAGCAAAGACAAAGACGAAGCACTTAAAAAAATAGAAGCCCTGCTCAAGTAAAGCAGGACTTCTACCAAAACCTATAAGCTCGGCGGACTTGCCGCCGCCTTGCTTATATTATTATATCACGGCTTGCTCCTTTCTGTCAAGAAAGGGTGTGGTTAAAATAAGCGAAAACGGCAAGAAAAAAATGGGTAGACCGATTAAAAGCGAAGAACCCAGAAATGTCAGTTTGCATTTACGAATATCGCAAGGTGAAGCAGAACGCATAACAAGATGTTCAGAGCGTTTAGGTCTTAATCGTACGGAAACTATAATGCAAGGCATAGAATTACTTGAGAAGAAAAAATAAAAAAGCGAGTTTGTTGTCTCCGCTAAAAGTTCAAACAAACTCGCCCACCAGACAGATTGCTCTATCTGAAATCTATTATACTCGGATAGAGCCTTCCTGTCAAGTCAGAAAGGAAGTTTATTATGGAAAACATTACCGCAAAGACAAATGAACAGTTTGGAACAATAAGACAGATAAGTGGGACACCTACTCTTTGGTGTGGTTCCGATGTAGCTAAGGCGTTAGGTTATGCAAGACCGAACGATGCTATATCAGCTCATTGCAGGTGTACGGTAAAACGCCGTATACCTCATCCGCAGTCCCCAAGTAAGCAGTTAGAGGTGAGTTTCATTACCGAAGCTGATGTTTACCGTCTTATCTGCCACAGTAAGCTGCCGTCTGCTATGGCATTTGAAAAGTGGGTGTTTGAGGACGTTGTACCGAAAGCTGTACACGGCGGAAATGTTAAACAGCCCGACACAGAGCAGTTGACACTTGAAACAGCAGAGTATCACTATTACGACAAAACGTACAGGGGAGAGCCGGTGCTGACATCTGCGGATATGTGTTATTTTACGCATAAAGAACGTTATGTGATAAACAGTTGCATACATCAGACGATAAAAGACAAGGACTACTTTCTTTTAAAAGACGGTGAACTCAGAGCATTTAAAACAGAGAATCCGAGCGTTCCCAAAATGTCGGCGCAGCTTTTTATTGTTACAAAAAGCGGTTTTACTAAGATAATAAAAATGCTTGGTGAGCATATAGCGTTGCCCGGTTGTTTTGAGATAGTGCCGCTAAAGCCGAAAAATCCGTTCCCGGAGTATCGTGAGAAAAAAGCACTTACCACTTGTGATATTGATGAACTGTTCGATAAGTACAGCATCAATATGACGGGCGATGATGTTATTCCACGCAAAACTATGATTGAACTTTTTGGGAAAAACATAATCAGTGCGGTTGATGCATACAAAGAGAATAACTCGTGCAAATTTGTTTATTTTGACAGCATAGAGAGCAAATCTTATGATTTTTGCTGGAACTTGATGGGCTACACTCGTAAAGGAGTTACCCTTGCGGCTACTATACATAATGCGTTGACGTTAGGCAGATGTTGGGCAAGCGCAAAATCGTCCGAAGGCGATGATAAAGTAGAATGCTTATAAATGTGCAGTAATTTGCCCAAAACTGAATAAATCATCCACTCTGAAAAGGGTGGATTTTTTATACCCAAAACACCGAAAGGAGCATAAACAAATGGAAGTTAGTGATTTTATTGATTTTTCAGGATTGGACGAGGCAATAAAAAAAACATTCCGAAAACTTGAAAAGTTAGACAAGGAAACTTGCGAAGTTCGTAGCAATAAAATACTCTACGAAGCAGGCGATATTCTTGTAGCAGAACAACGCAGAATACTTTCTCAGCGTAAAGAATATTCGGGTTTTCAGCCTTTAGTAAGACGCTGGACTAAAGAAACAAGATACGGACGGCATTTGTATGTTGGCTATCCGGCTCATGTTGTGAAAAACAATATAAAGGTTATGATTATTGAGTTCGGCAGACCCGGAAGCTATTGGCGTGGCGGACTTGAAAAGGGACAATACGATAAAAAAGGCAGAAGAATAGGTGTAGTTCAACCTTATCCCCATGTCAGAGCGGCATGGCTTATCAAGAAGAATGAAGTAAACAATTTTATGAAAGAACGCATATTAGAAGAGATGAAAAAAATATGGGAGGAAGAAAATGGCTAACGAGTTAACTACACGATTGGCTTTGAATACCAAAGGTTTCTCCAAAGGCATACAGGAAATAAAAGCCCAGCTCACTGAGCTTAACAAAGCCCTTGAAACGAACAAGAAAGAGCTTGCCGACACAAATAAAAAAACAAAGGAATACGAAAAAGAGCTTGATCAGCTGAAGACAGCCGAGAAAGAAAACGGCACAGCTACAAAAGAACAGAAAGCCCGAATGGCAGAGCTTGAAAAGGAGATTGACAAGGCTCGCACCAGAGCCGCACAGCTTAAAACCGAGCAGATCGATTTAAAAAACGGGCTTAAAAACACCACAAACGAACTAAAAAAACAAAAAGCAGGCGTTTCCGGTGTGTCTGATGAGATGAAAAAGATGAAAACGCTGATAACCGGCTTTATAGCGGCTTACGGCGGTAAAAAACTGTGGGATCTGCTGATAGGCTCGAACGCTGAAATGGAGCAGTATACAACCTCGCTTGAAGTTATGCTCGGCTCTGCCGAAAAAGCGTCGGCTATGATAGAGAAAATGCGGGATTTTGCCGCAAAAACACCGCTTACGCTTGAAAACGTAATCTCCGGCGGTTCACTGCTCTTGAATTACGGCGTGGATGAAAGCAACCTTATCGACACTATGACAAAGCTCGGAGATCTCGCAAGTGGTAACGCCGAAAAAATGGACAGAATAACCCTCGCCTACGGTCAGATGCTTGCAAAGGGCAAGGTCACAGGCGAAGAATTAAGGCAGATGGCGGAAGCAGGAGTACCGCTTCAGACGGCGCTTGCCGAAAGTATAGGTGTAACCAGTGAAGAGTTTTCGAAAATGGTATCAAAGGGCGAGGTCGGCATAGACGCTCTGAACAAGGCTATAACTGAACTTACAACGGGTGACGGTAAGTTTGCGGGAATGATGGAAAAGCAGTCACAGACTATGCAGGGTATGCTCAGTACCTTGCAGGACAACATAACCGAGTTCTTCCGCAAAATGGGCGAGGGCGCTTTCGGAGAAGTAAAGTCGGCACTGCAGGAAGCGTCCGATCTCTTGGCGGAATGGGAGGAGGACGGAACGCTTGACAGATGGGCGCAGGGAGTAGGAGTACTGCTGAAAAACCTTATTGCTTTTCTGAAGCAGGCTATCTCTGTAGGGCTTGACTTCAAGGAAGCAATAATAGCAGGTGCTGTGGCACTCGGTACATTTAAAATCACCATTGGAATAGGTAATGTCATAAGTGCGGCGGTAGCATCAATACAGCACTTCACGACCGCCACAAAGGCGGCAACAGCGGCACAGGCAACATTCAACGCTGTCGGTGCGGCAAATCCGTATGTGTTTATCGCATCGGTTGTGTTGACAGCGATTGCAGGAATAGCGACATTCATTGCCACAACGAACAACGCTACACAATCTGTTGAGGACCTTACGCAGGCGGCTTCCGAATTGTCTGACGAAGCGCAGAAATCCGCTGATAAGGCTAAAACGCTTGAAGAAGTGATGGCAAAATACGAATCCGCCGCCACTAAGGTTCAGTCCGCCGCCGAGAAAACACAGACACTGAAAGACCTGCAGGAACAGCTTAACAGCGCCTACGGTGATACTAAGGAAGCTATAGACCTTGTGAACGGCAGTTATGAAGAAAATATAAAGAAACTGCAGGCGGCAACGGAGGCAGAGCGTGAGAACGCAAGAATCAATGCACAGGCGGCTGTAAATAAAAATAATCAGGCGCAGAGAGCAATGCAAACTGATGTTTATTTTACAGGCGAATCCATTTTGAACGATATAGAAAGTGGCGCTATAGATAATCCGGATATTAAAGTGGGAAACGTATCTGTCGGGGAGGGTGAACTCACAAAAATACGTACTGTAGAATTCGGTGGCGAAACTTTTGCAGAAAAGGCTCAGGCATACTTAGATTACATACACTACCTTGAATCGGTAGGGCAGAAAGAATCTGATGCGTTCACACGAGCATCGGAAATGTATAAAAAATACAATAACCTTGCCGCTCAAGCCGCCGAAGATGAAGCCTTCCTCGCCGCCTCAACAGAAGCCACAACAAAGAAAACCGAAGAAAACACCGAAACCAAAAACAACAACATAAAAACCACCGAAGAACTCACCGACAGCACAGCAGATCTTATAAAAAATCTTGATGAGCTGGCTTCCGCCTACGCAGAGCAGGGGAAGAACGGCAATATATCCTATGACACTATGCTGAAGCTGATAGACGCAGGGTATACGCAGTGCATAAGCCTGGATAACGAAACAGGCAAGATAAAGCTGAACACAGAAGCGTACAAGGAGCTTGCAAAGGCAAAGCTCGCTTCACAGATAGCGGAGTACGATGCTAAAATCGCCGAATCAGACGATTATCAGAAAAAGTACGATGAAGCCTTTAAGGCAAATGATGCCGCAGGTATGGCGAAATACTCAAAGCTGATTATCTCTGCCGAAATAGAGGGCAATACCGATAAGCTCAAGCGTGATGCACTGCAGGCGATGTATGACAACTTTGATACCTATATGGAAGCAGGGAGCTTCAGCGGTTCTGGCAGCTCTTCATCGTCAAGCAGTTCCGATAACGAGTTTAAGAAAGCTTCGGAAGCATATAAGACCGAAGCAGATAAAAAAATTGCCCTTATAAAGCGTGAGCTTGAAGCAAAGAAAGAGCTTCGTGACGCTACGATAAAAGCGATTGACGATGAAATCGAAGCCCGCAAGCGTCTGAACGAGGACAACGACCTTGAAAAGCAGATAAACGAGGTCAAGGCTCAGCTGAAATACGGTCAGCTTGACGAATTTTCGCGCGAGCAGATGGAGAAAAAACTACAGGGGCTGTATGATGATAAAGCGGAAAAGGAATGGCAGAGAAATGCACAGGCGCGCAAAAATGCCGCAAACGCAAAGTATGAAAGCGAGCAGAAAAGCTACAACAATCAGATCAGCGCAATCAACGAAAGTCTGAAAACCGTACAGCAGATTATGTCGGCTATGGCTGACGGCTCAAAAACCGTTGAAAGCATAGTCAATAACGACAATACACGGAATAACACGGCGAACGTTAACCTTATCGGTACGACTCTGACAATGGCTCAGATAACAAAGGCGGTCAAAGACGCACTGATGGACGATATTGTAATCAGATAAGGAGAAAAGTATGGAGAAAATCACATTTTCAACCGTTCTCGGTACGGCGGTAACGATAGACGATGTCAACACATCATCTGACGCAGACGGATACATACCGCTTCACCTGCTTAGCTTTGAGGGAAATGCGCTCGGATATAAGCACGACAGCTCCGAGCGTGTAGGCTTTGACGGTGCGGGATTTTACGGCGCAAAAGCGAATATCCGTACTATCACCGCAGAAATCGCTCTGCTTCCTCGCAGTGGAAAGCCGGCTACAATGTATGAACTTCGCAGAAAGCTCCTGAGGTACTTTCCCGCCGGTGTTGAAGGTACGCTTAAATACACGAACAGCACCGGCAAGACGTATCAGATTGAGGGTGTTGTCAGTGAGCTTCCTGCGGTAGAACGGCAGGTAGGAGTGCTGTGCACGGCAAAGGTATCAATATTATCTTATGTACCATTCTGGCGCGTAAAAGCCGATGATGTAGAATTAACTGCCGACGCGGGAGCAACGCAGGATATCAGTTTTACCGCCGGTACAGAAGAAAAGATACCTGCTATGCTGTATGTTTCGGCAACCGTACTGATGTCGGGAACTGACACGCATTCAGCTATAATTACGCTGAGCGGTCAGGATAAAGCAATACCGTACAGCTATATGAGTATTACCGGGAAAGAACCACAGCGGGGAAGCAAAACGATAACCGGAGAACTTCAACTGACAAAATATCTGAGCACAAGCGAAACGGTAAATATAGACTGGGGACTGCTCGGCAAGGTATATATTCCTCCCACTCAGCGAGCATTTATCGATCTGGTAAAATCGACATCTCAATATGTATACCCGGGATATAACACGTTAACGATAAAAAATAACGCAACAGCGGGCACGATTAAAGCAAAACTGGTGCGTTTTGATTATGTAAGGAGCGTCTGATGATCGTAAGAGTATACAATTTTTTATCGGAAGAAAAACCGAAATTTTCACAGAACCTTGTTGGTATCGTATCAGATGTCACAAACTTTAAGTACACTCGCAGAGCGTATGACATCGGAAGCTTTGAAATGACGATACCTACACACGCTGATGAAACCGAATGCATTCAACCGGATCGAATGCTGATAGTTGGCGAAAAAATAAAGCAGACATACATAGACGGTGATCCTACGAAACGTATTGTAGTCGGCACGTTTTTGTATGTTACTGACGTTGAAAAAAAAGACGATACAATAACGGTTACAGGGTATGACTTGAAGTATCTGTTTGCACTCCGTGTCACGCTTTTTCCGAAAGAAGAGCAGGACAAGGGGACATACGGCTATTATGTCACGAGCGGCACTACATTTTCGTGCATCTCGGACATCATTAACTACAATATCGTAAACACTACAGACAGCGACAGGCAGATATACGGTATGTTTGGAATAACAATGCCGGTTAATCAGATTAACGCAGATCCACCGCTGACGGGTATTCAGGACGATCGCTATATGACGCGTCTTGAGCCTGTTAGTACGGCAATTTTTAATCTGCTAAAAAACTGCAAGACGCATTTTTACGATATGCGGCTGATTATTGACGATAACGCAGAAGACGGCGACAGTTATAATCCGCATATGGAGTCTAGCGAGGATAAGCCGACTATCATCATAGACGAGAGCAGGTATAATATCAAGAGCTATACACGCAAGGACGGAACATCGGCATACAAAAACGCTATATATGCTGTTGTCGGCAGCGGCGACGCTGTTACAGTGAAATGCGTAAAGCGCCCTGATGATGCCGCAAGCGGCGTAAAACGTAAGGAAGTAGTGTTAGATGTCGATACTGACAGCGTATCCGAAATAGACAGATACGCACTAAAGGCGGCAGAAGAGTATGTGATATCTGACGACTTTGAGATAGAACCACTATTTATGGATGACGAAGCCGAACCTGAGCTAGCACAGAAGGTATCTATCCGCATAGATGGCATTGAATACAATACCGTAATAACCGAGATCACGGACGAGTACGCAAATGGCAAGCACTCACAAAGCTATGTATGCGGCGACAAAAAGCTGAAAGTGCTTAATGTACTGAACAAGGCAACAGCAGGAAATACGCAGAAGATCGTTAATAATAAGATTGCTACCGGTAATAAGCCGACTGGCGTAGGTATGTACACAGATGAAGCCAAAAGCAGTGAAGTGTTTAACGACTACGGTCGTAATACGGCATATGGCAATTACTCGCACGTTGAAGGTCATAAAAATAATCTGAAAAGCGAGGGGGCTGCTTGGAGCTGGGCAACGCACATCGAAGGTCAGGAAAATACAGAAGCAAGTCGAACATCGTGCCCTTCAGATAAAAAAGCGTCAAATAATCACATAGAAGGCAAATTAAACAGTAGCTACGGTAGAATAAATCACGTTGAAGGCGTGAATTGCTTTGCTGAATATGATACGCAATGTTGCCATGTGGAAGGAAGTAACAGTCGGGTTTCTGAGGGTACAAAAGTAGCACATGCAGAGGGAAAGGATTGCGTAGCAGGTGGGAACTGTACACACGCTCAGAATCTCGGCACAATTGCAGAAAAAGATAATTGTACCGCATTAGGCAAGTATAATAAAGATTTTGACTATGCAGTCATGATTGGTGGCGGAAGCAGTGATACAGACCGAAAAAATATATTGACTGTTGAATGGGACGGAACTGTAAGAAATACAGGAAGCGTTTACACAGACGGAGATGTAATGGGCAAAAATGGTGTATTTGATGGAAATTTAAGCGTTTTAGGAAACGTCAATTTCTATGGCAAAACAAACTTCAAAGTCCCGATTGCAACTCGAAATGCTGTAGGCGGCATAAAAATAGGCAACAACCTAAGTATAGCCGCCGATGGAACGTTGTCAGCGGAAGCGCAACCTGATATCGCCTCTGCTTCAAAAGCAGGTATTGTAAAAGTAGGTGAAAATATAGATGTAACCGCTGATGGAACTATATCAATCCCTGCACCGTGTACACTTCGCATAGATAATAAGGCTTCGGCAAATCTTGTGCACAAATATGTGCCGGTTACAACCTCAGAGGAAAAAATTTACTACGGAGATATCAGCAACAGTATCGTTTGTAACGGATATACTTTTTGGGGAAGCGGTATGACAATTGCCGATCCGGGAGTTTTTCTTGATTTTTCGCCGACTTTAATGGTTGAAAAATTTGCAAAAACAGCTTCCGGAGAAATCATTGAGGACTGTGATTTTCAAGTTGCACTGGTAAACGTCGACTCGAAAGCGTTTAAAAGCTATCGTCTTGAAAGTAAAAAAGCGGAATTGACAACAACATCTGTTTATAAAAATTATTCGGTGCAGTTTGACCCTATAATACTCCCAACATGGAAAAGCATCATATCACCGACAAACAATCATCCGTATGGCAGATTACAAGTTACCTTATCTTTGATGTATGTTAATTCGTCAAACAAAGTAGCTACCGGCAATAGTATAAGCGGGTATATAGATTTTGCAACAGAAGCAGAGTATAATGCGGCGGTATGTCTGACACATTCGTCTGTGCGCACCACACGAATGGAAGAACGCACTAATGCGTTTATTATACCGTCCAGCATATCGTTAGTGACGGACACGCTACCGGAAACCGGTGAAGAAGACGTGCTGTATTTGATTTACGATGAAGATACAGCGCCTGCTATGAAAGAATATTTATGGCATAACGGTGCATGGAGATATCTCGGTACTACAGATGTCGATCTTTCTGAATATCTGAAATCAACCGACATATCCGCCTGGGCGAAAGCTGCAACAAAACCTACATACACTGCAAAAGAGGTCGGCGCGGCGACTGCGGCGGATATCACGGCGGCTATAAATGCAGTCAGCA